GCAGCCTTAGTCAGCGCAGCATCGGAAAAACCGATGTAGTCGATGACTTTCTGCACAAGCGTGTTTGTCTTATTCGCGGGCATTATTAAACCTCCGTAGTTTAGCGGTTAACGAGTTCGAGAACGTGCTGCTTCATGGTATCGCGGAGTTCGCGCGAACGCTTTGTGCGCGCTTCCTTCACCTGAAACCTGCCGGCACGCTTAAAGTTCACAACAGCGCGACCGATCGCCTGCAGATCGCGAGCGGCGGCCATCTTGGGCTCTTCCATCGGCATAGCGCCGGCCGCAGCAGCCGGATCGGCGCCACCTGCGCCGCCCATACCGCCGCCTTCAGAGAGAGCTTGCAGCAGCGCTTCCGGCGGGATGCCAAGCTCTTCAAGCGCCATGGCCAGTTCTTGAACAGCTTCGTCTTCGCTCGGCGCGCCTTCCATCGGCATCTCTTCGCCGCCGCCACCACCCATCATGGCTTCCATACCGGCGGGAGCCGCCGGGGCGTCGCTGGCGCCCGAGGCCGCGTCGGCGGGGACAGAGTGATCCTCGCCCTCCTCCGACTCGTCCGCTACGTCAGTGCCAGCCTGCTTGGCAGTCATAAAACCGATAAGCAGGTCAGCCATCTCGTCAGCTTCGCGGAGCGTATTAGCGCACACCTCGCGAACAGCTGCTTCAGCGGCGGTCTTCTCGATGCCGAGATTCTTGGCAAGTTCATAACCGGCCTTGAAGGCGGCTTCCTTGCTCTCTGTCTTTTTCTTCTTGCCGCCGCGGAGCGCAGCGAGATCAGAGCCTTCGATCTTGCCGTTATTGTTAACGTCAAGCTTGTGCTGCCCGCCAACTAATTGACTGGCAGCCTTTTTGTCATCGCAGCTGCTGTCGTGCTCTTCTTTGTCGTCGTCATCGTCGTCATCGTCGTCATCGTCGTCATGACTTTCGGACGACTCTTCCTTTTTTCCAAGCGCCTCGGCAAGCGCGGCCGGCATTTCAGCCTGCTTCAGGTTCGCGGTGCCGAAGTTAATAAGATTGGCGAGAATGTCATTGCCAAGGTTGCTGCAAGCGTCGCGGGCCTGCTTAAACGAAACCGCCGAGTACTTCTCGCCGTCATTCGTCTTCGCCGGATGCGATGTGCCCGGATCGTCCTTGTCGCCCTTGTAGTCTTTCTCAGCGGCCGGGTCTTCGCCCGTCGCCTTGGCGTTCGTGCCGAGATTCAGTTGCACGTCGTCTTGGCGGCCTTCCTGTGACATCTCCGGCGTGTTGTCTACGGCCAGCGCGCCTTGCTGCTTCTTGATGTCGGACTCGTACTCCGACGCGCGAGCGCCTTCGGGCGCCGACTGCACATCGTTGCCAACACTGACCGACGGATGCGACGAAGCACCTTGATATCCGCCCGGATCAGCAGGAACAGGGCCTGCCTTCTTCTCAGCGGCGGCCTTCACCGAACTCTGCGAGATTTCTTCCGCGAGAGCGTTGAGTTGATCGAAAAGTGAACGTTGCATCCGTGCCATGTTTATCTCCTTGTAGGCCTAATCGTTATTAGCGACTAGCGTCTTTTTCACGTGACATAATTTTGCAGTACACACTGGTTGGCTGTCAACAAGTTATTCCGGTATTTTTCGCTCGCGGCGGCGAAGGCAGCAATCTTATACAAAGCGTAATGCTTGGCAAGAGCCGTTTCAGCAGTACCGCAAGCTCGTTTCTCTTGTTGAATATTTGCCGGTTTGAGGTTTCGGATCGCCGCGAGGTACGCCCGCTTTTCAACTTGCGGCGCCAACACGCTGTGTGTCGTGGCTGCTTTTTCAGCCCACAACAGCACAGCCGGCGAGGCATTATCAGCGGGATAAAACTTGTTGTTTTCTAGCGACGAAACGATGTCTTCTTCAGCAGCCAGTTTGGAAAAAATGTTTGGTAAAGCGTGCGTTACCGCGCTGACAAGATCAACATTAGCAGATTTGACTGTTAACGCCAAAAAGTCGCGTACCGGAAGAATTACTCCGGCGTCGGCTAAGCCTCTTAAAACCTCAGCCATTTTAGCAAACGGACACGAATTTACATCAAGAGTTGGTTGTACGCCGGGGTGACTAGCTAACGCTGTTTGAGTCCAACCGGCGTTTTTGTTAACAAGTTCTTGCTCGGCGGCGGCCAGTTGTTGCAGGGCACGCAACTGCTGGGCAGCGCGTTTGGAGGCAAACGTGGCGTCTAAGCCAAACGGCATGGTTACGCCCATCTGCTCGGCAAGCTCGGCGCCGGAGATAACAGCATTACTAGCTGCTTTTTCCAGCCGGCCAGATACGTAGGCAATACGATCGGCCGGGCGGAATACGTGGGAGATATCAAAAAACGAGGGGTTCGGGTTGTCGGCGTGCAGAATATGCCCGTCTGCCATCACCCGGCCAATATTGTGCTTTAAACCGCCCGCCTTGCAGTGTCCGCCGTTCTCTGCTGAGTCGCAATATTCGGCGCGCGTCCGGGCTGTGTTGCCGCAGGCAGAGCACTTATCGAACGGAATCTTGCAGGCCATGGAAACTGGGATGTCCTGCTCGTTTGACAGCTTCTCCATCTCCTTGTCGGCGAGCAGGCCGCCGTTTCGCTCGGCAGCTTCTTTGCTGCCGTTTAAGGCGCAAATCAGTTCAATGCGCTTCATCGGCTCGTTGTAGTAGGACGCCTTCACCAGCCCGAAGCTTTTAGCTGGGTTCTTGTTGGCGTGGTCTCTATAAAACCGCGCGAACTTCTCGAACGTCGGGTGGTACTGGCGGCAGCAGTCACGTGTAAAGCCGTCGCCGTTGCGGTTCGGGCCGTAGTCTTCCGTGGCGCCAATCGCAATGAGGTGGACGGGGATTTCGTCTTTGGCGAACTTGATCGTCGAAACTTTTTCAACGAATTCGGCTCCTGCGCGCTTTACGAACGCCTGCTTGTCGTGGCCAATGATGCCGCGGCTAGAGACTTTAATCAGCGCGGCTACCGGCTCGCTAAAATCTTGTGCGTGCGGCTGAATTACTTTGATCATGCTCATGGGCAATGTCCTTACAGCAGGTCAGCGCCAAGGCGCCTAGTTTCGTTGTACAGTTTATCTCGCTCGGCGCGGACCTTTTCCATATCCAACAGTTGCTTTACGTCAAAGTCGGCGAGACTGCCCGCCTCAAGACGTTTCCTCAAAACAGAGCGCAACATGCCGGGAGCCTCGATAAGCGTCGGCGATAATTCGGCTACGTCGTTAAAGGCCATGGCCACGTCCTGCGGATCGTAACCAGAAATTACCGGATCGTTTAAAATCAAGTCGTGCAGCACGCCCTTTGCGCGAATACTCTTTAGCGCCGATTCATGTTCCGGATCGTATAGTTTGTCGTATTGTTTTTTAAGTTCTTTTTTAGAGTCGACTGGTCCCATGCCGGCCATTTCTGCGGCATTGCTGGCGCCCATAGCTTGCCCGACAGCCTTTACGGGCGACGTCAGCATGCCAAAATCAGTTTTAAACTCTAGCGGCTTTGGACTATCTGTCTTTTTATCAACAGGTTTTTTGTCGGGCGCGTCGAACGGATCGCCGAACGGCGTCAAAGCTGCCGGAAGCCGCGTGGCGATATTGGTGGCCTGCGGCGCACGATTGTTATAAATCGCCTGCTGCATTTGGCCTGTCGGCAGCCGAATGCTTACAACGTTCGCTTCTTTAAGCTCCAGCGGCTCCTCGGCGGGATTGTGCAAGATAGAACCGGTAATAAACTCTGGTACTTCTTTCTTACAAAATCCCGCGTCAGCTTTTTTTGTGGCTACCCGACTCTGTGCCTCGTTGTAATGCTCTACCGCGCCAATTACCTCTTCTACGATCTTGTACAGCGGGTCATGGCCGTAGTGGTTCTTGCCGGTGTCCGCCTGTTTTGTAAAGTGCGGATACACGGCCGCGATCTTCTGCAGAACGCTCACGCCGCTGGGGCCAAGCCGCAAGCCGACCTCACGCAAAGCGTCTCCAAACGGCATATTGCCGGGCGTACGAAAATAAGTATTTAATTCGTCGAGGCTGCTGGCCGCTTTCTGATAAGCCGCGGCGGCTTGCCGCCGCGTTTCTTCTGCCGCACGCAGTGCGGCATTTTTTTCGCTGTGCGCCCGCATGACAGCCGCGTGCTCGTCGCGCGGTGGCGGGGTCCATGTCTTCTCCGGAAGCGCTACAGCGGCGCTCGCGGCCTTCTGCATCACCTCGCGGCGCCTGTTCAGGAAGCCGGACGGCGGCACGGCATATTCAGTGGAGACAACTTCAGATCGCTTCAACTCAGCCGAAGTCTTTACTTGTTCTGGGTACAGCGCGTTTAAAACTACTGTCGCGTCGGCCAACTTGAAGTCAGCAGCCTTTTCCAGCGTGTTGTCGCCGGACTCTCGCTGTTTAGTGGTGCGGCCGGTGTTGTAGGCGTGCACCATAAGATTAATGTGGCCGGCTGGGATATTCGCGTCACCAGCGCTCTTAATAATCGCGTCATTGGGCTCGGCGCCCTCGTTCACGAGCGACGCGGCTCGCTCAATAGCCGAGATTAACTTGCGCTCGGCTTCCTTGGTGAGTGTACGCATTTTATTCTCCCGGGAAATTCAAATCTTTAACTTCGGCGGCGTCGATGGTGCCGCCGACGGCAATAATCATCATTTCGTTACTGCGTAGTTCTGCTGCGCCGTTATCAAAGGGTAACATTTTTGCCCCTTCGGAATCCAGTTTAGTGCCAATTTTGAACGGCATGCTAGTCAACATTGTGCCGATATTGTCGATAATGGACGTCTGCGCTTTCATAGCGTTATCCGTGGTCCGCTCAATTTCTACGTATTTCACAAACGCCTCGATAAGCGGCAATTGCGTGTGCGTATTGACCGGAATAGTTACGGCAGCCAGCGCGGCCTTATACTTCATTGTATTGACGGCAAAATCCTGTAAAAAGACACCCACCTCGTCCGCTGAGTTGGGTCGCGGTACAGCCGGCCCGCGGTTAATGGTGGCGTCTAAAACATGCGGGCCGCCTTGTATGGCCATCATTTTCCAGAGCAGGTCGTAATGCCGCTCGTTCAGGCCGCGAGTCACCGCGTCGCCTAAAATGACGGTTTGGACGTAATCCATGTGGCGCATTTTGCTGCGCACATCAAAAAATACGTTTATGTACGCATTAATTACACCCGGATCAGCGCCAATCTTTTCGGCGATCTCCTCGTTTGACTCGCCTGCTAACACACGGGCTTCCAGCGCCCAGCGCGTCTGATTCTTGTCTTCCGCCCAGATAGAGTGCGCCCAGAACATGTCTCGGTCGCGGAGCATGGCAGCGTACAGGGCTTCAGAACGCCCTGCCGCGCGCTCTACGTGGCGCTTGTTGCGCAGAGCCCGGCGAATCCAGATAAAGCCGTCCTGCCCGTCAATCTGTCGCGTCGCTTTTTGGCCGCCAGCGTCAATCTCGCACGCCCGCGCCCAGCGCCAGTGTGGAAATCGTTTGCTGTGGTCTTTACAAGACTTGAGCATGCATTATCGCAGCGTCGGGGTATCTACCGTGACAGAGAACACATAGTTCTTGTTGCCAGAACCGGCCGGCGTAATTTTAAGATACAAATAACGCACCGGCGTCGAAGGCTTGCCGTCGCGATTCAAATACGAAAGATTTAAGTCTTCGTCCGCCGGCGTCGATTGATCGAACGACAGCAATTTGAACGACGCCTCGGGCAGCGTGTTGTTCGGCGCCTCGGCCCGCTTGCTAGTGTACAGTGTCGCCGTGAAATTACCGGCGCTGCCGACGTCCGCCGCAATAAGGCTGTAACCCTTCAAAATACCGCGGTGCGGCATCGGGATGTCGACAACCGTCGCCGTACCAGCCGGAACTGTGAAAGATTTACTGCCGGACCAAACTGTGCTGGGCATAATTCACCTTTAAACGTTAGCGGAGGGTCCGAGATCGACGTCGCCCGACGACTCTTCCGGGTACGGCTCAATAGTCTTTTGCTTCAGGAATAGAATCACGTCGCCAAGCATTTCAAACGCATTGCGCAGCGAGTCTTCCAATTCCGGCATGTCAGCTTTGCCGTAGCGGTCGGCGAACCGGTCGCCGTGCCAGTAGAACATAAACAAGATACGGCCCAGCTTGTCGAGGCCCTTGGTAAGCTCGCCCATGTAACGATCTACGAGGCCGTCGTCGCGCACGGCGCGCAACATGGTGCCGATCATGGCGGTATCAAACACTTCACGCTGGCCGCTTTGCGCCGCCTGCATGACCTGTTGTACGGCGCCCTGATCCAGTTCCGTGTTGGGGTTGTACACACTGCGATCTGTCTGGCTGGCTGACATGCCGGGCACCGGCACGCCGACATCAATGCCAAGCTGCGTCGGAACGCTCGTGCCCATGATGCTCTCGCCGCCCATTACCGGACCCGGATCGGCCGGGGCTGTGGGCGCGTTCTGAATCATCATCGGCGAGCCATACGGGTTCGCATACTTAACGTGGCAGGCGAATTTTCGCTTAGCCCGAGCCCGCGAAAGAATTTCGCGGGCATTTTTTTCGCGCAAGCCGTGCCGGGCTACCAGCGACACAAGGGCTTCCTTCTCAGAAAGTTCTTTCTCGATCGATTGCTTTTTGGGGCTGTGAATCTCAACAGCCGTGCCGTTGTGATACACAGTCAGGCTCGACAGTTTTTGCATCATTACAAGCTGGGCGTCAGCAAGATTGCCCGGCATCAGCGGCGGGTTATCGCTCTCGCCGCAGCCGCAGGTGCTCTGCCCGTCAAGTTCGCCGTCATCTTCACCGGGCGCGCACTTGAGCAGCTTGAAGCCTTCGGGAATAAAGATGTCGCCCATGCTGGAACGAATCGACCGGCCGCCCTTGGCGTTTAAATGAACCCGCACGCCGTCACGGTACTTGTCGTAATTCAGCGGGTCGGTGTAGCAGCATGGCGAGATCGAACCCTTGGGCGGGAACTTAGAGTGGTCTTCCATGTGGACTTCGTAGGCGTTACCGGCAAACTCCGTCTCGCCATATTCGCGGATCACACGAAACGGCACTGTCGAGTCGCCCGATTTGCTGATCGCCATGTAGCGCCCGCTCTTGGACACGCTGTTGGCGTCCGAAAGACCGTTAAACCACGAATCAAACTCGTCACCCTCGACGCGCGCAAAACAGAACACATGGTCGGCGCGGGTGTTAATCCACTCCGGCTTGCCTTCGGTGCGCACGACGGTCACGAAATCAGAACGCTTGGCCGGACCCTGCGGATACACGGCGATGTAGCACTTCTCGATCTCGCCCGGCTTGACCAGCACCATGTACAGGCCGCTCTGGGTCGGATTAAACAACTTCTGCTCGACCTGAATTTGATAGGGGACGGAAACATTGTCCCGGTCGCGCTTGTCGGTGATCAACACGCCGTCGCGCAGAAGCTTCTCTTGATCTTCTTCGGTATAGCCGGGCGGTAAAGCTGTTTGAACTGTGGCGTCGTAAGTCACAACCTTCAGCGTCGACTCGGCTTTCGGGGTTTCTGGTGCCTCTGACAAGACACTGGCGATTTTGACTTGATTCTGGCGCGCCGTGGCGGTGGCGATGGCTTCTTTAATGATGTCTAAGCCGTGAAACTCGTCGATAGCTTTGGCCATCTGCGGGGCGTATTGGCACGTCTGCACCAATTTAGCGATAGTCTGCAGCCCAGCTTGTTTAAGAAACTCGCGGAGGTTGAGCTTGTGACCGAGTTCTTCAAAAGCCAGCTTGGTGTTCATCGTGGCAGTTTTAGCCAATGCTGGCATCACCGCTGTCATCATTTCTTTTAATGTCGGGTCAGCCGCCGCAATCTTTTTTTGCTGGGCCGCGTGAGCCGCGAGCATTTTTCGAGTTTGCTCTTGTTCTTTTCGTGCGCCGGCGATGTATTGCTGCAGAATTTTGTGTTTTTGAGCTTGAGAGAGCGGCACACGCAGATCAGCGGTGTAACCCTCGTTTTCATCACCAGCGTATTGGATATTTTTCAGTAAATCTGGTTCTAGACCATGCGCAAACCACGGCAACGTTTTGGGGCCGTATTTGTACTTATTGCTGCCAGAATACAGTTCCAAATTTTCACCAGAATGATCCAACGTTTGGCCGCCAACCTCATACGCGTTTTTCTCGTACATTGTCGGGCGCGCGGAACCGAACTTAGCCGGGCTGCGCGAAAGCTGTGTGAAGTCAGGCTGCCGCTGGCCGAACTGCGTGAGATTTTTATCAATACCGGCGCCAAGAATGCTGGGCTTGCGATTAATGAGGTAGTTGACCCAGTTCTCTTTGAGCGGGACGAACATATCCTGATTCTTGATATACAGGAGTTCGTGGCCCTTGAGGTCGCCGTTCAAGAAGAAAACCGGGGCATATAACCACATGGAGCCGACTTTAAACGCAAAGACTCCAACAGCTTTGGTGTTCTCACGGTTACGGTCGAGAAGCTGGAAGCCAATCTCATGGTCCATCAGTTTCGGGGCAGAATCCCGAAGGTAGGCGTGGGCCAGATTAGAAAAAGCCTGTTCAAACGCCACGTCGTCACCGCGGCCACCAATCTCGGCGGTTTTAGTACGGTCATGCGACCGGACGACGTTTAACCAGTGCTTCCACGAAGCTTCTTTGGACTTTTTATTAAACACAGAGCCACCTCCATGCGGCAGATATTAAACTCATACCCCTACCAATTTACAGTGTTTTTGGCGGTGAGCCTAGTGGGACTTGCGGGGTACTTGCGGGGTACTTGGGGGGTACTTGGGGTGTCGGCTCTGGTTTCCAGCCGCTCGTCGCGCCCGAAAGACCGAACTGCTCGCCGCGCGCTAAAGCCGGCACGTAACTGCTGCCCGCCGCGTCACTGGCTCGCCCACGATGCACGCTATCTAAGAAACCGCGCTCCTGATACGAGCCCAACATGCGTGTCATCCAATCGGGGTCGTTAGAAATATTGGCCATGCCGCGCACCATCTCAGACTCAAACGGCGGCGGTTCTTTATGCGCTTGAATGTTGTTAATGCCATACTTCTTGAGGTTATCAGCGACGCTCTTGGTAATCTTGGTGCCAATCGAGTAGTGCAGTGCCGGTTCTTCCAGATAATGATTTGAGAGCGTGGCTGGATTACCCGCAATGGCGCCGTCTCTCGGCCGCCACGAGCGCTCTAGCATTGAATACGGCACCACGTCGTCTGGGGCGTAGTCGCCGTACTCGTCGTTCATGCGCACATGGTTAATAAGCCCGCGCGCGACCAGTTCAATGTTTCGACGATGCGAGGTGATGCCAGAGTTCTTCAAAACGTCGCGCATGGCGGAGACGAAATAGCGGCGTCCTTCGCCGACGCCTTTGTGTCGCACTATCTCGGCGGGATTAGGCATGCCGTCTGAGAGCACGTCGCCGGCCTCCAGCGGGTCGCCCTTTTTTACAGAGACTACTCGGTCGGCGGGGACGTAGTGCTCCTCGCCGTCCACGACGACGTACGAGCCGCCTTGGGCCGCTGGGCGGATTTCCTGCACGCGGCCTTCACGCTGGGCGTGCGTGGCGCCGTCAGGATATTTCTTTGGCACTTGCACCAGTGCGTTAATAGCCTTAAAGCCGCCGATAGACTTTGCACCGCCGACACCGCCGGAGTGCTTGGACGAAAGCTGAGACTGCGAGACTGGCTCGGACAACGCCTGCGCGGCTGCAACGCCGACGTAATCACCCACCGGCGGCAAACGACCCTTTTCCCGATAGCCGACATCGCGGGCGTATACGCCGCCGTCTTCGGGGCCGCCGACAGTCGGGCTGCGCACTAAAATATCTTTAATCCCCATTTCTTTGAGGTCTTTAAGAATCTTGGGGGTGAGCAACGTGTTGCGCTTATACTGGCCAATCGGGCGGGCAAGAAACGCGCCCTCGTTATCTGGGTCGTCGACGTCCGAAGGCATGCCGCGGTTATGGGCCGTAGCGATGCGCTCCTCGTCGTCATCGTCATCAGCGGTCACAAGCAGACGATGCGCCATCTGCGTCAACTGCTTGCCGTAAAAGCCCGCGTCGGCCGTGGCTGTCTTAACGTCAATCACACCCTTGCGCGTCCCGAAGCTGGCGGCGAAGTATTCCGCCGGCGTTAAACCGCGGCCGTACGAGCGCAACACCGGCAGCGGTATCGGCTCGTCTTTGTGGTCAACGTACTGCATGTCGGCGCCGATAAGCGAGTTCAGCGTAAACTTGTTGCCACTACCGCCGCCTAACACCTGATGCACCAACGGGTTGTTATTTTCTAGCGCCTCGTTGTACACGTCTTCGACGAGTTTTTTTTGCGTGTCAGCGGCGAGTTGCAGAATTTTTAACTGCCGCTCTTTTTCCGACGTGCCGGGCGTCGCCATGATGCCGCGCAGCTTTTTACGTACTTCTAATTCCGCACGCCGACTGGCGAACGTCGGCTTGATGTCTTTTAGCCCCATCGACAGGCCGCCCGTCGAGTACGCCACGTCGCGAGAGACGTCATGAATCTTCTTCATGACTTCGCGGTATTTATCGGGGTGGCGCTTTGCTAGATCAGTGGCCAGCGCGCCCATATTCTTCTTGTCGAGCACGCGGTCGTAGTTCCGCATGTCTTCCGGCAACGCTTCGTTGATGAGTAACTGGCCTAACGTTGTTTTTAACACGGCACTTCATCAGTTTTTAGGCGGTGGCGGCAGTTCGTGCACTTTTGGCGCCGGAGTCTCTACCCCCGACATTTTCAGCACAGTCGCAAAATCTTCGTCGCCCACTGCAGAGTACATAATGCCCTCGGCAACGTGGGTGGCGACAAAAATAGGATTGTGCAGGTCGTCTTCGATAACGACGGTGTGCGCTTTCGCTTCCGCAGGAATTAAATTGTGCTGCGTCTTAACCAGCATGATTCGTCAAACTCCGGCAAAGAGCAGCCACGGCGCTTGCTTTCGTTTGAAGGTCCACGTTATCTGGCGATGAGACCGTAGATGTCACGCTCTGATCTACCGGACGGCCGATCCGGGAGGCGTGCTGGTCGACAGCGTCCCACCAGTTCGCCATCTTGGGTGGGCCGCCGGCTTCCGGAGGCATGCCGCCTGCGGCGGCCGGGTCACCACCCGCGCCCTGCTGCGGCGGCGGAGGCGCCATGGGGCCACCGGGAAGCGCAGTTTCAGCCGGCGGGGCGCCAGTTGTGCCGGGCGGAAGCACAAGCGATTCCGGCGCAACTTGCACGCCCATGGCGTTCATAATCGCCGTAAGCTGCTGCTGCATGTTGTACAGCCGGTAATCAAGCATCTGCATCATTTGCTCGGGCTTTAGTTTTTGCCCACCGGCGGCGCCAGCCGCCGGAGGTGGCGCGGGTTGCGCCGGCGGCAATCCGCCCATCATCGACGGGTCTGTCATGCCCGGAGGAGCCGCGGGCGCCTGCTGTGCGGCCGGATCGCCGGCGGGGGGCGCAGCGCCTGCAGCGGCCTGCATCGGCGTAGCCGGCGGCATGACGCCCATATCATTCGGCATGGGGGCGGCGGCTGATGGCGGCACAACGGCCGACTTTTCCAGCAAAGACTGGCGGGCCAGCGACAAAAGTTCCGGATTCACAGTATAAGACATCATTACCTCCGTGTAATATCAATTCAGGCTTTATCTTCTACGATGTGTACCGGCGTGTCCACGTCAATCTCGCCGCGCCGATATGCCGACAGAGCATCCTTCTTGCTGCGATAAACCCGCGGCTTCGACCGATTGTTCATTTTACTGGAAGCTAAGTATACACCAGTCTGATAATCCTTGTTCGGTACATAGTGCGCTTTAAAGTTCGCCGTGGCAAAAAGGTTTTTACTGGGGAGCATCTTTTCGACAGCTTCCTTGGCGGCGTCGTCGGTGCTCGGGACGTGATACTGCATGGCGTCCCCGTCAAAATCGGCCCCGAAGCCCTTTGTAATAACAGGATTTACTTCCATGACCTTGTTTTTGGTCAGGCGCGGATAAAACGCCATAACCCCGTACCTGTGCAAGACCGGCGCGCGGTTAATAACAATAGGCTTAGAATTCATTTGCTTGTCGAGTTCGTCAAAAGCTGCCTTGTTTTTGTCCTCTACAGCGCGCAAAGCTTCCATTCTGGGCAAACCCCGTCGCACGAGGCCACGCACGACAAACGGCTTATAAATCTCCCATGCTTTTTCTTCGGGGAGCGCGACTTCGTCCATGTCCAAGTCGGGATTCGGGGTAATCACAGCACGGCCCACAAGATCGACGGTGCTGGACAGCAGTTTGCGCTGCATGGTGCCGAACTTAGGGCTGTCCCCGAATATCTTGGACAGGAAGCCCCGGACATTGCGCTCGACGTTCTTGGGGTGCTGCGGGTCGCCAAGTCCGGTGACGGCTTTCATCGAGTCGTAAAGAGACAGGCGCTCGTTCCCGTAATCGGCAAATGCGCCAGACGCCTCTTTTAAGACGTTATTGGATTCAAGCAGTTCTTTGTAGAGATAATTGGCGTCATCTACGAGCGGAAGCTTTTTAGCCCCCATTGTCGAGACAGGCCGGAACGCAGGGGGCAACACGCCGACCTTGGTGAGCATCCAGCTTTCAGGATTTACACCAGTAGCTTCGGCGCCCTTTAAAAAGCCTAGACGGCGTACGGCGGCATCTCGAATAGTTTTGCGGCCTGATTTGATATCTTCCCGCGCTTGGTCAATAGCCTTCGGAACGTTAATGCGCTTCAAAGCATCCTGAATGGCCGCAGGTCCCGTTGAGTCGCCCAGTTTGTCTTGGCCAGCGAGAATGCCACGGAATTGCTTTTCAGTAAGCCCAAGAACGCGGCGAATGGGTTCTTCCATAATCGGGTTGGGCATTGGCTCGTGTAACGTGATCTTCGCCCAACGATTGCCGCCATGACCCCCCGTAAGCGTCTCATCGAACAAGCCGCCTTTGATGGGCTTGAGATTGCCTTTCCAGTCGACGGTCTCGGCGCTGGTTAATTCACGGTCTCCAGCCAGTTCGTCGATGGACTTGTCGGTCAGGGCCATGATGTGCGTTTTAGTTCCCGTACGCACTGTATTCACGCCAGAAGCCCGCAGTTGATTTACAAACTTCTCGTAGACGTGCGGAACTTTGGGGAGCGGCGGGTCGTAGCCAGCCATGAATTGCGTCCAGTATTCAGGGTTGGCTTGGCCGCGTACCATTTTAGAATCGCGTACTACTTTGCCGGCGCCGTGGGAAAGCAGAGCGCCTAGTTCCAGCATCCCGACTCGCTTGGCGCCTTCAGAGCCACCTTTCGCGGGTGTGCCTTCGGCTGTGTATCCACCGGTAGAGCGGCCTTGACCTTTAGACTCGGCTGTGTGGTGGAGCTTCATAAAGAACCGATGGCCAGTTAAAATTCCCTTGATCTTCCGGCCAGATTCCGGGTCAGTCAGGTCTTCGGTATCAGACAGGCCGTTTTTGGCGAGTTCCTGCTGCGCGTACTCTATTAAGTCCCGCTGGTCGTCGAAGTCTTTAATTTTGAATGGCTGGCCGGTCTTGGCGGCGATTTTGCCCAGTGCCGCCTCAACGATCTGGGCGGGGTTTACACGGTTAATAAGTCCGAGGGGGCTGACAAGTATCTCCATCGGGTTTCCGTCCTTGTCGGCGGGCATCTGGCCGTCTGGGACGATTTCAGATACCACGCCCTTGTCGCCAAACCTCCCAGTGATCTTGTCGCCCACTTCCATCTGAGACTGAGACTTTACAACAACCGAGACGCCCTTCTTGGTGTGCTCAACGTCCGTAACAATTCCGGGCGAATGATGGTCCCACGTAATAGTTTCGTTAGCAAAAGACCCGCCACGACCTCGATGGACTTTGCCGTATACCTGATCGCGCTTTTTGGCGACGAGGACGAGCGGGTCACCAAAGTTCACAGTCATGCCCTTCTTGATAGCGCCGTTGTCGTCAAAGTTATCTAACAGCTTTTTGTCGTACTCAGAAGGAAACAGCGACATGAAAGCTTTTTTGCCGACGTGAGTGTTATCGTCCCATTCGGCTTCGTTCTGATACATGTGCTGGCTGGTGAGTCTTTTGGCGGCAGACTCGGAAATTACTACAGCGTCTTCGTAGTTTCTTCCTCGGAACGGCAGATAGCCCACGCGGAGGTTTAATCCCAGCGCAGCAGAGCCGTTCTTGTCCGTAAAGTTCGACGTTGCGAGAAGCTGGCCGGGTTTGACTACGTCGCCGGGCTGCACCGTAGGCGTCTGCGTCCAAAACGTCTTCCGGTTGAACGGCATGTCGTTATACAAATCAATAACTTGCTTCTGGCCGTTTTGGTCGCGCAGAATAATTTCGTCAGGAGTAATAGACTCGATTTTGCCGCCGAATTGTGATTTGATGGCGCCCAATTTCTCGCCCATCTCGTCTTCATGCGAGGTGCCCGGCATATCTGCTTTTTCAGACTGCACAAATGGGGCTTCCGCGTTGGCGAGAGGTAGCGCCTGTGTAAACATTCGGCTACCCATGATGACGCGCTGGCCTTTTACCATAGACTTCATCGGCACCATATTTGTGAGGGCCGAGAAAGTGCTGTCCATATTGGGAACAGTGTATTGCGCGTCTTTTTTGGGCACGTATTTAATCTTGCCGTTTACTAAAGCCGCGACCATGGGCAGATCAGACTTTTCTTCGCCGGGAAACATCAGCGGCATGTCGGCGAGTTCTTGCGGAGTTTTATACTCAGTCTCGCCGGTCTGAGAGTTTTTTACGGGCACAACGAAAGTGTGTAAGTTCTGCGCGGATTTACGGGCGCCAGCAGCAAAACGCATATCGACACCCACTTTGCCGCTTTCAGGCGTGCGCAGATAGTCGATGAAGCCAAAATGACTCGGCTGCACGCTACGAGATTCGGCGGGGACTGCGTCGAGGGACCCAATACCGCCTTCGCCCAGTCGAGTTACGCGCGTTTGGTGGTCGAAGATTTCCGCAGGGTTGATTTCTTCGAGACTGGAGCCAAGGCCAGACCCGATGAGCGCTGCGGTAATCGACTTGTTAAACACGCCCGACGGAATGTGATCCAGAGACTTCTTGGCCGTGGCTTTCCAGAGCAATTGGCGCAAGGCTGTCTTGTCCTTGACGAAGCGCTCGGAAATTAAATCTTCCGGGCCAAAGACTTGCTGATAAGTCATGCTATCGCGGTCGTCAGAGTCGGCCTCTTTGCGATTTACGGCAATCAGCTTCTTGGTAATATCCAGAATCGCGTCGGGAGTGAGGTTCTTGTAAGGCTTGCCGAGCGTGCGTTTGGTGACTTCTTCGTCCAACTCTGTCTTGTTAAACTCTGCCGCGATAGCCTTGATCTTAGCGATCTGGTCTGCGTTGGCGTCTGGTTTGAAAACGAGGCGTTGATAAAGTTTGTCGAGCGTGCCGGCGTCGCCCTTCTGCATGTTAACCGCAGTGATTTCGTTACCCCAAGTTTCGCGCATTTGCTTGTCAGTCACGCCGAGCGTCTTGAGCAGCGGCATGAGCGGAATCTTAGCCTGCCCGATCTGAATCTGGAACTCACCAGACTTGGGGTCCATGTAGTACCGGTGAGAGCGACCTTTACCGGGCAGCGTATTAACGTGCGACTCCAGTTCGCCGTTCTCCTTCTCGCGCGTGAAAACACCCGGGCGCAAACGGAGTTGATGCGCAAGCGTGTACTCAACGCCTTTGTTCACGAATGTGCCGGAGTCCGTAAGGTACGGCACATTGGCGATCGTGGCTTGACGCGACGCGACGGGCTGCTGCGTCTTGTTATCGATCAGCGTCCAAGTGCCAGTGAGCTTACGCGCCAAAGAGCCGCGCGTGAGCACAGCTTTCTTCTGGTCTTTGCGGCTGTAGCGGTCGGGGCCGGCGTATCCGACGTTCTGTAACTGCAGAGTGTACAGGTCGTTCTGGATCGGCTCAATGCTCGACGCGCTGCGCAACGCTTCGTTAAAGATATTATCGCGCAGAGCGGGCACATCGCCGAATGCGCGAGTTTGCGGCTGCGAAATAGCCGGCGCAGTTAACGGCGGCAGTGGCGGCGGTGAAAACTGGTCAGGCATCACACACCTCGTGCCGACGCCGGACCAGCCTCATTTGTTAAACGCTTTACTTCCGCCAACTCAGTCGGATCAATCCACGGCGTGTCCAGCCCCTGCATTCTGCGCCGCGCTTCGCGTGCCTTCTGGAGATTGCGCGCTTCAGACCTAGCCTTCGTCTGATCGTACATGTACTTAGCGCCAATGGCCCCGGCGCCGAGTCCGCCAGTCAGCATTAAATTTGTAAACACACTGTTCGTGTCCTTGATGGCGCGGTCGGCGGGTTCGAATAGCACGTCGTAGAAGTACTGCGGGACCGTGCGATCTTTCTGTGCAAATGGCGTGATATTTTTAAAGTAATTCTCCCACGTGCGCGCAACAAGGGCCTGTTTCTCGAACTTCTCTGGTGCGGCCTTATACGCGTCGTACAGCACGTCTAGCTGAGCATCCAACGCGGCCTTCTTTTCTGATTGGTCGTCTTGCTCTTCTTTTTTCTCTTCCGGCGGTTTGCGACCAGTCAGCGCCTCGAAGTAACTGCGGCGAGCGGCTTCGACCTTTTGCAAATTTTTCTCGTTTTCATTTTGTCGCGCGGCGGTATCGACAAGTGCCAGTCCGCCCGCAGCGCCAGCGGCGGGAAGAGTTGCGTTCAACACACTGCGCCAAGCGTCGTGACCCGACGATTCAGAATCGTAGTCGCTTCTACCGGGGCGAAACGGACCTGTAAGTGTGCGCGGCATATTTTCAGACACGTAGTGCCAAAGCGGCCGTGACGTAGCGGCGGCAGTGCCTAAACCGCCAACACCGCCGAGCGTTGCTCCTAAAATCGCATTTTGTCGCCGACGGCCCTTCGGCGCTCGGGCGGCGCCGATAAGCGCGCCCGCGCCAGCACCCAAAGCTGGCGCCATTACAAACATCGGATCGAGTGCGGCGGCTTTGGCGTTGCCGGCCGTCAAGAAAGGCAACGACGGCATCTCAGGTAAAAGAGATTCCTCTTCGTCTTCCGCTGGCACAGTAACCTCAGAAATCGGCTCGTTCGCGACGGCGACAGGGTCGGGAATAGCTGTGGCTTGACGATACTTATCAGCCAAATAGCGCGATAGATAATATAAGCCGCCGACGCCAAGACCTGCCAGACCACTATACATAACGCCTTTACGAAATTCGTCGCCAATTCCGGCGTTGTTCTGTCTGTCATACGCCTCGCTGCGGCCGGGAGGCAATGGTCGCGACGCGCCCCATGTCGACTCAGCCGCTGTTTTATTGATGCTCATACGCCCACCAATGCTATTTAGGCGGAATCATGCCGTAAACCTGACACCACTCCAACCACACTCTGTAATGTTTTTTTTCTTCGTCCCAGTGGTTTTCACGCCGCTGCATCATATACCAGCCGTTCACGATTTTATCATTTATGTCGTCAAATTCGATTTTTTGCTGTTCGTCCCACAACTCAAACATTTTTGATTTAAAGTCGAGCCGGAAATCGATGTTTTCGAGTTCGTCTTGCTTTAAATTTGGCGTCACGCCCGACGCGGCTAAAACGGGAAAGCCTTCCGGCGTGCCTGGCCAATGCAGACGCTGGCCGCCGTGCTGACTGCCTGAAATTTCGCCGAAGTACTTCCGTGTACTCACAACATCTCCTCGTTAAGAATCCAAACCGCGCGACGAGCGGTATTTTTCATAATCCCGCCGCGCTTTCAACCGCTTAGCCTGAATACGATATGCCTGCTCTAATTCATCCGCCTTCAAATCGTCGTCGGTAATTTTGGGGTCGGTCAGCTTGGCTGCGCCCCAACCCAAACCACCACCGAGGGCTAAACCGCCCGCAATCGGCGCGCCGAGAAATAACAGGCCGGCGTTCGGTACGTTTTCGCCGACTGTGCGGGCGGCACCGTATGCTCCAGCGGCGCCAGCCCCTAATGCGCCAGCGCCCAAAAGAGAGCCGCCGGATCGCACGGCCTGACCGGCACGCGCGGCCCACGGGGCTAGCCGCGCGGCAAGCGGCGCTAACCAGCCCCACGCTGTTTTGACGCGATATTCAATCTGATCGTCATTCCAACCGGCTTCTTTGCAGTACGCCATAAAGCCGGCTTTAAACGCCGCTTTTTCTGTTACGCTATCAAAATCCATGTCACTCTCCCGGCAGAATTAACTTTTTTGGGGCGCTTTGGCCAGCCCCCATTGTAAAATCTGGGGCGACATGTTTTCCAGTGTCTCTTCCCAGCGGCAGCGAGCCGGGAAGCGCCGTCGAGAAATTCGCCGCGGAGGCCAACGAAATCCGGCTTTTACGGTTTGGACGATGTTTAATAAACCACGCATCAACCTTGGGGTCGCTGCGGTCGCCCTGCTCTTTGGCCTCGTACGTACAAGCGATCATCTCCTCAACCGCCTTAATAAGCTCATTGCGGTCGGCCGATAGCCACGACGCCTTGGTCGGATTCTCGGCGGCAATAGTGCGCAGCCGGCGTGCCTCGTCAGAAAGTGCCTGCGCCCGCTGTAAAAACTCGCGGCGCGTCAGGACGAAAAATTCACCGGTGTCTTCGTCGTGCAGACAAATGAAACCGTTCTCGGCGTAAAACTTCAGTCCTCGAAACGTATAACACTTGCCGGTAACTTTATGCATCCTTGCACCTTCCGTAGCGTATAGCGAGCGTCAGCCTCCGTAATGCACTGTATATCGGACATTACGTATTTCGGCAACGGCATTCTATTTCCGGATAATTGCGCCGCAGCCAATTATCGCGAAATAGTGTCCCCGCGCGGTGGACCCTCGCAGTCGGGGCATTTCGTCCATTCATGGTTGTCGCCGGAGCGCACACGACCGGTGCCATTGCACGTGGTGCAATCTTTTGTCGGCACTTTTGGCTTCACTACTTTTGGTGTCGGCAGCAGCGACGCATAAGCGGCATCGGCGGCGATCAAACCCACATAGTCGGGCTGCGTGGGCTGCGGCACAGGAAAAAGAAACGCCAATAAGGCCAGTAACCACTTGAACATATGTGCCTCTTGGATGTTTGGCGCAGAATAGCCTAAAAAAGTTATGTCGTTCCGCGCGACAGATCAATTTGACGTGTCGCTAAATGTTGCCTTTTGCGCCATATGACTTCAACTTTTTGGGCGGCCAGCCGTTAACGCCAGAGAACGCGATCATGCCACGATTCTTCATATCCGACCACTTCGACCAGAACGAGCCGACAGGAATGTCGTACTTGGTGCCGTAAATACGCGTGCCGCCTTCGTTCCACTCACCCCATGAATTTTGAATTAACACCAGCGGCTCGCCGTATAGTTTTTTAATCTCGTCGCGATCGTCCACGGCCAGATAGGCGAGGGCGTGCGCCCAACCCTTTGGCGTGCGCTTAGATACGCCGAACTCGTCGCGAACGTTAGACCACGACTCGCTACCACAACTGGTTATACAGTACCCATTCGCCAACAAGTCGCGGAGTTGTTCGTAATCTTTAACGTCAGTAGCGGTGCGGATTAAATGGTTTTTGCCGATCCCCAGCCACGATTCGGGAGGCGTGCGGGAGCCATAGATGCCGGCGTTGCGCGCGCTGTATGTCGTCAGATCAACACCGATCTCGTCGTACTTTTTACGCAGCCACAAGCCGCTTTCCTTGAGCGCCACCTGCGCGGCGGCGCCGCACGACCAACCGTCGCCGCCGTGCCGGCGCCAATTGTAAAACGCTTCGGTCGAAAGCACGCCAAACATGCGGGCGGCTTCGCTGACTTCCGGGGCGCCCTCTAACTTACCGGTTACTTCGTCTGGTTTGCCGCTGGTAATCTCGCAGCACATAGTGCCCAATCCGGCGTTTCGCGTCGACCAACTGACGCAGTCGCCGCGGCCCTGAGCGCCGCCGGGCAGCGAATCCGGATACAACTCCAGAATCTCCAGCACCGGCAGACTTAACTTGCCTTTGCCGCTATCAGCAATGCCCTGCGATTGACACGCCATGGCGCCGTCGGGAATACCGCCGGCAGAACGCACAAAATCCCACAGCGCCTCGTCGGCAGCCGGATCGGCGTAGGCTCCGATAAAGCCTTTTTCGTATGTCGAGACGATGTCGTCAAGATTTGTAAAAAACTGCTCGTCAGCCATTTTAAACCCCTACTTAGCGGGCCGACGCGATGATCACATCGCAGGCCTTGACGAGTTTGCTCTGCATCAGCAGCGTAACCGGGTTGACGACGCTCGGGTCGGTATCAGCGTCCTTAACGGCCGCGGCGAACACAGCCTCAATCGCTGCGTCCAAGCCTTCATACTTACCCGGAGTCGCTATCGCCATCTGCAGCGTCCGGGCATGCAGTTCTTCAAACTTCTCTGTCGTATTGACGCGCGCGGCATTATCTCGGTTCAACACTTCTTTTAAACCAGTGTACACGCTGACGACGCGCGCTTTGTCAGCCGCAGTTGCGCCGGTCAGCGCTTTGACAATCGCCGCGTCGGGTTCAGCCGACACGGCTACGTCGTCTACCGCCACCGGCTTCGAGAAATACTTCGAAACGTTAATCCCGTTGGGGAAAAACACTGCGAAACCCAGCAAAACGCCAGCGGCCAGCACAAGCTTTTTCATAGCATACTCTCCAGCAAAAATACGTCAGGCAACAGGTTTCTTAGTGTGCTCGACAATCACGCGCAGCAAGTTCGTGCACGCCTCAACGCCCTCGGCGCAATTTTCGGCCGCCAGCTTGTCGCGCAGTTCGGTGACAGCAATTAAATCGTTCACAATTGTCAACGCAATTGACTGTTCGCTCGACGGTACGCGGTCAAGACGACTAGCTACTAACGCCCACAGCTGCTTGCGATATGTAACCGCCGTCAGCGCCACAAAAACACCCAAACACACAGACTGAAAAGTTGTCATTGCATATCTCCTTGGACTAGGCCAATTTTATCAGGTTTGCGGCACAAGTACATACGGCCGGCCGTTAATCATAATCCGCCCACCAATTTTTAGGCCAGCGTCTTTTGTTAACGGATACTTGCTTTTGCGCTTGCCATACAATTTTACAATCTCTTCAATATCGCCTGCTCGGGGCGCTGTGCAGTTCGGATCGTAATAGGGTGCCATTAAGTTACCAGCGTTTAAATGCGCCAAACCCAACGCGTGACCAATCTCGTGGCACATGACCGCGACCGCCATGTTAAAAGACCAGTCTTCGGCTTCGTCAAACATTTGGTCGAGTTGCATATTCTCCGCTACGCCACACGGAAGCTCGCTCCACGCTAATGTGCCGCCGCGAGCGTCGAGATTGTTTCTCTTGCCGACACCCGAACGCGCGTAAATGTTGGCGTGCTCCTGGCGCTCTACACGCGTGGGTTCCAGATTGCAGACCTCGGCCCACTGCGAAAACGCTACGTCATACGCTTCTTTAATTTGCTCGTCGCTGAGGTTAGGAAGTTTAATGTCGTGGTAATACGTGACTTTGCTCATAGGCCACTTGCATGGGTCGGCAGCTGAGGTCAGATTAAAGTCCGGCAAGCCGCAGCGTAATTTACGAATGCGGTGCGCGGTTTTTTCATTCACCTCGCCGTTCGCTTCTAAACCATTAAATTTTTGATAAGCGCGCACGGCTTTCTGCAATTCGGCGCCCTTGAGCTTCTTTACAGCGGCCCAAGTTTTATCGCCGAAGTAACCGTAGTTGTACAGAAACTTGAGCACGTCATCGACCGGCAACACGCTATTGAGTGTAGACTTCCGTGTCATACTCGCACCTTATTTGTTGGACGCGCGAACAATGTCAATGATGTCGGCGCGATTGGAAGATTTAATTGCGTTAACAGCTGCGGTAAAAAACGGGTTGTGGCGCGCTTTTGTAACGCCGTTTTTTACGCAGTGCTGGGCCCACAACACGTTTAACCGGCGCTTGAGCCGCATTAACTTGCGCGGCGGCAACAAATGCACGTTGGCGATATCTAGCTCCACGTCGGCGATGGACCGACTCTGGGTGCACAGACCGATCACCTGCAGAATGACCGAAATAATGAACAGAATAGTGAACGGGTCGACTCCGTAACTATTCTGTTCTTCTTCCGCCAGCAATTCTGCCAACAACCGCTGCTCTAGGCTTTTAAGGCCGGTACAGCGATCAATTTTAGATTGCAGCGCGACCAGTTCTTCATGTGTCACGAAGCGCGCATCCTTTCGATCGTTACCGACTCTACGTACTGGTACTTCATGCGCAGCATTTGCGATTTAAGCTCCAGCCGACCGGAAATAAGCTTCCAGATTAACAAAGAGTTCACTACGATCACCTCGCTGGCGCCGATCAACGCCGCAACAGCTTTCGTCAGCGTCTCTACGTCCGAGCTATGCAGCCAGCCAACGAGCGCCAAAACCGCCAACAGGTTTGAAAGCGTCGTCACCGCAGTTGTCGCCAGTTCCGGCGTCAGCCACTTTGTGACAATAGCTTTTTCCTCGTCGCCAAAAAAATCTGTGAAAATGCGCAGGTCCTCAACAGGAGCAGAAACCGGTTTCTTAGCTGTAGACATAGTGCACCTTTTTACGCGCGGTTAAACATAGCGGGCACGATCGCGTGCATCATGCCGCCCCAGAGTCCCATATCTTGTAGTTTTTCCTGGCCCAACGGCGTCAAGCCGGCCATAGCCGATAACGCCCGGCCGGCAATATTAGCTGTCGCCAACCCCACCCCGGCGGACGCAATCCCCCGAATAACATCGACGGGCCGAATAATCGGCGACCGTTGTGCCGTACTGATGCCCGACATTAAACCCGTTGTCGCGGCGGCGTAGGCCGGCGGTGTGAACTGACTACCACCATTATACATTCCGCGCTGGACATCTTGCCATGCGGCCTGATTAAACTGCGGAACAGACACGGTCGGCGCAAACAAATGCTGATTGTTAAACCGATCAAAACCAACTTTTTCGCCGGGCGCGGTTATAGGTGTGTTGTTTGGCGTAATCCATGATTTCCAAAAACCGATGTCGGGTCGGGTGCGCGACACGCCATAAGCGTTATTAAGCCCAACTAAACCACCGCCAGCCAGCCCCAGCATGCCAAGATTACGCCGAAGTTTGCCGCGCTCTAAATACCGCTCTGGAAACAGGTTTTCTGCCAGCGCGCCAGCGCCGTACCCAGCGCCGCCCAGCATCAAGCCGGACACAATCGCGTTGGACAGCGGCGTCGGGCCGCCCAGCATTTTGTGGCCGAAATCAAACGCGTGACTAATACCCGAAATAGCGGCTGCTTTGATTAAAATCTCGCGGTTCCAGTCAGGCGCTGTTTTGTGCGACCGTAAAATTACACAGCGGTTATTGTCGACAGCTAATTTTGACAGCCGCTTCGGATTTGGGCGATAGAGCACCAGCACGTTATCCGCTGTGTCCCATGTCGCCAGCGAACCGGCCAAATCGCCCGTCTGCGCCGCAATTTTTTCGTACGCTACTCGCAGACGGGTGGCCTGCGGCAGCATTTCCGCCACGACATCGGGTACAGTTTTCCATTCCTGCAGCGTGCTCATTGCGGCCGTCCAAATGCAGCGTTTAACAAATGATCGCCGTTGTTGTAAATAACCTGCTCGGCAAGGTTGGGTTCTTCCATTTCACCGCGCATGGCTTTCATGGCCAATTCGTATCGGTACTGCGGGCTTAACGTCGCCATGTACTGCTGGTGATTCCGGCGCGAGTTAATCATAAAGTCGCCTCGGCGTTTGACGTCCATTAACTGACTGCGCACATTTTCAAACACTGGCTTGTTGTAGTCGTAAACAATCGGACGGCGCAGACTGTACATATTGCGCAACTGATTCATGTACACGTTTTCGGCTGCTTTTACGGTCGGCGGGATGATAGCTGGATCGGTATGCAGCCTAAATTTCGTGGGCTTGTGCGTGACGCCTTTGTGGTAGGGTTTCGGGTCGTCTACTATCCAGTCCTGTGGAGCTTTGGCCATAAGCCGCCGTAAGATGTCCGTCTTTTCAGCGTACCGTTTGTTGTCGGAGTGTTCTTTAGCCAAGAGCAGCTGCGCTAATACGTCTTTGTGCGCGGCAATACTGCGCTTCTCTATTTCTTTGATTTTTTCGTAGTAGCTCTTGTCTTCGGACAGGTGATCCTTGGCAATTTCTTTGGCGGCTTGATCATTATTTGTGTGTTCGTACTCATGTTTGGCTCCTTCGGCTAACGCGGCTGGGGAAAATTCCCGATCGGGTAAATTGTCGGCTACACCACCATGTAAAACGTCTTTTTGTCCCGAGCGGGAAAGTTCGGAAGATTGTTTATTTACAGCGTTGTCTATGATGTGTTGAATGGCTGCCATTCGTCCGTGTGCAACTGGCGGCAACATGAATTGTTTGTCTTGCATCAACGCGAGTGCTTTTTCCGGGTTGTAAAACCTGCGGTTGGTTGCACTCCAAAAATCAAGATTTTTGTTTCTCTGTTTGTTAACAAAATCAGCTACGACAAAATGCGTGCGTGAGCCCGCAAAGTTTCTGCCCGTGCGGGCTCTGTAATCATCACTCCACGGATTATCGACTGGCGGTATTGGCAACAAAACCGGATTGGCGGCCTGAATGCCTGTTTCTTCAGCCAGTTCCCGTACGGCTGCCTGCTCGGGAGTTTCGCCGGGGTCAAGACCGCCGCCCGGAGCCGCAAAAGATTTATCTTCAGCCCACTGGCCGCCATAAATTTTGCCGGTTCTTGGGTGTCGAGTTAATATCTCAACGCGTTCCCGCCACGGAAGTTCGGAAGCCACTTTCGGTACGGCGAGCGACGGATACCCGGCTGTCTCCTGAAACTTCTTGAGCCGGGCGGCGAGCAGTTCTTTCTGCTGCTGGCTTCTCAGCCACGCATTGGCTATTAAAGCCAGATCAGTCATTTCTTTGTCGACATTACCGCCGGTGTTAATCGCAGCCTGCGTGTCTGTCAGATGTTTCGGCAAAGCGGCAAGAATGTGCTCACGCTCGCCCCACTTGGGGGCCAACTTTGTTAAATCTGCCGCAGCGGCCTTACGTACTTCGTTGTCCTGCAGCACTTTCTTGCGCCGTACAGCGACGGTTATGTGAAACGCGTGGTCGCCATTCATGCGCGGCGACAGGCCATAGCTTTTGCGAAGCGTGGCGAGTTCCGGGCTCGATATCTCAATCACCCAGACCTTGCTCACGCCATCGACATTGCGGACGTCGATCTCTTTCATACCGCCGAGCTTGTACGAGAACATGTGCCCGCGCTCGTTAATATTGTCGACGCCGATTTTATTGACTTCGTCGGCGTTCATCACAGAGATATGCGCGTTTAGGACATCGGCGTCCACGTTTGGCGCATTCATCACGCCGGCAAGTGGAAGCTCAGTGCCGGTTACAGAAAGCGCGTCAAAAACACCGCGCACAAGAGCGTTGGGCACAGAAAGCAGCAGCCAGCCGGATTTAGCCAGATAGAGCCGGCCAGTGAGCGGGTAATTCGTCGCGGCCTGCTTGTTGCCGCGGTACAGCCAGCCAAAAGCGTTGCCGGCTTTGTATTCAGGCGTCTCGGCATAAAGCTCGGGCCGCCATGTGCGCTGATCTAGAACTGAGAAGCCATCCATGGCAGCCCCGTGTATTTATTTTTGGGCCGCCGTCGCTGTCGTGGAGTAATTTTCTGGGTTGGCGGCGGAAACAGTACTGCACACCGAAATTGCGTGCGCCGATAAAAACATGGCCCAGCCGCAAAGCGCAGCCATTACCCACGCCATCAAGCTCAGTTGGTTACGGGTGTGTTGGTCCATGGTCATCGCTACTAGGGTGGCGGTGTGTCTCATCGCGGTCCCTCTCATGATTAATAATGATTTTAATGCCGGCGCCTGACAAGAGAGAAATAAGCACGTCCGTTAACGTCGAGCCGCCCATGCCAGCCAACACACAAACGCCGATCAGGCCGTGGATATTTGCGGCTTTTTGATAGTTTTCGTACCAAATCAGGGAAATAGCTAAACCCAGAAATCCGGCGTTCAGCATCGAGCTTACCACCGCTAGTTTAGAAAGTTTCTTGCTGAAACGCAAAAGCGTAGCCAGCCCAGCAAAAGCTGAGACGCCGAAGGCCGCTGCAAATACGGATAAAGACACTATAACGTCATCAAACATAAGCGTTTACGCAAAAATAAGGTGTGTACCGCAAGCCCCCGCGATCCCCTACCCGCGGGTCCGACCCTGACCGAAATCAGAGCTTCACGACGACTTTCGAGGGCAAGAAATTCGCCCCGTGTGGTATTCGCCGCACCCCCAATCGTGTTCACGACTAAACCTGACCACGAAACCGTGTCGCCGTATTTACATCCCTGTAGCAACGGCAACCCTAACCGGCCGACCACCACGGCCAACTTACGGTACACACTAATTATACAAACTACCGAGTATTGATCGGTAGTTCGGCGCCGCAAATTGTCAAAGAGCCGCTACTAGATATAGCTTAGCGGCTCGTTGCTGCATAGGCCAGCTGGTTCGGCGTTTTCTAGCCAAGCGCGCTCGTATGTTTCTGGCAGCATAGCGATCGAGCGCGAAACCAGCGTGTGGGGCGGCAGCGTCCAGATAAACTGCGCGCTTGTTAACGACATAAAATTGTCGCTGTATAAAAAACAGTGTGCGTTTACATTGCACAGCGCGTCGACAGTTTCGGCGTTGTAAGCGCGGCTCCACACTCGCTGCTTTGCCAGTATTGCCGGAGAGATAGTGTGGCAGCCATTCGCGTGCGGCAATAAAAACTGTCCATGTTTAAATACGACATCGACGCAAACGTGCCAGCCGTCTTTTAAAGCTTTTTGAATATACGGTAGTGTGTTTTCAAGTTCTGGCTGCGGGCCGTCGGTGTTTCCGAGGTGCGAAATAATAATGCCGCTAAAAGCCTGCCTGCCCATGAAGACATCCCTGTCGTTATTAACACGCTGCCGGCCAAAAACAGAAGCGCCCATCGTACCAACTGACGATGGGCGCGTCCACGATGCGACAGAAAAAAAAATAGTCAGAGCACTTTGGCTGCGATCAGACAACCGCGCGCCACAGCGTGCAGCGGATCGTTGGCATGCCGTACGGCTTTGACCGGCAGCGGGAACTCATTCTCTTCGAGCTTCTTGGCGAACAGATCGACGAAGCCCTTGGCCTGACTCGTGCCGCCCGCGATCACGACCGGCAGCGGATTCTTGAACTTGGGTAGCAGCTTGTGCCCCTTCATCGCGGCGGCCAGATTCTTTGTGGTGTAGTCGATGAGCCGCTCGTAATAGGAACTCACGGCGGCTAAAACAACATTATCGTTCGGTTGGCCGATGGTGAACTCGCCGTTCTCTTTCTCGGCTTGGACGACGCTATCGGGCTCGCCGGTTGCAATCGCCGACATTCGATCAATCCAATCGCCGGACTTCGTCGTCGAGAACATGACGGTTGGTTCGCCGTTGAGCATGACGCAGCAGTTCACCATGCCCGCACCGCACGACAGCGCTACGCCGGTATATTCGTCATTCTCTAGTTCCGAGTAGCACAGCGCCTCGGCTTCGTTGATGGCGCGCGCGTTATAGCCGCACGACGCCAAAACTGTCTTTACCACGTCTTCATGGTAGCCGACGTCGAACTCATCGTCTTCTTGATCCACGGGCTGCGCCGGCACGCAGAACACCAGCTTCTCGTCCTGCTCGGCTGCTTTGCCGCAGACCTGCTTAAGAATGTAAGCCAGCACCCGCTTGGCTTCTTTTTCTTTGGAACTCACGACGCCGCGGTACATCGGGCGCTTGGCTGACTCGTTGCGCTCAATAGCCTTCTCGATGGCGTCTTGGCCTAAAATAATAAAAGTGCCGTCGTTATCTTTGACGAACACTTTGCCCTGCAGCCCTTTCTCGATCATCTTAGTCGCCACAGGGGTAGTGGGCTTGATGCAATAGAAGGCGTCGCGAAACTCTTTGTAGGTGGTGTATTCCGCCTTGTCGTCGCTCGTGAAGCTGACGGCTCCCTCGGTGTCACTGGCCAGCACGATGTACGAGGTGCCGACGTCGAGTCCTTTTGCCATGATTACTTCCCTTTCAATTGCGCTAGTTTGTTGACCGACAAGTTAATTGTATCTGCTTGCGCCGTCGTTCTGCCTAGCTCTACGTCAGAACCGGGCTGGATGGTGTCCGTGTCGATTTTAGTGACAACCGTACGAGTATCAATATCAATCTTGCCGAGTTTTTCTTTAACAACTGCGGCTTTTTCGGCTTTCTTTTCTTTCTCGAAGAAACTGGTGGGCTGTTGAATGCGGCTTTCCAGCGTGATTGCCCGGCTGCTGTCTAACCCATAAAACGTGCGCAGAGCGGCGTAAATAAAATCAAGACGCGCAAAAAAATAGCCCGCCACAAAACCGCCCAGTATGCCGCTCAGTATTTCTATGGTCATGGCGTCCAGACCTTGTGTGGGTCAACGGCGCCCTTACCGAAGACAGGAAGAGTTTCGCAGACCGGGAACATATCTTCAAGCTTTTTAAACACGCTACTATCCGTGGCGCCAACACCTTCAGGCATGTCGTCGATCCAGATATCAATCGTATATCCCATTGCCAGCGTGCGGTCGCGCTTGGGCGAATGATTACAGAATATCAAGTCCGTGAGCAGCTTGAACGTGGCTTCGCCGAACACCGTCGCCAGTTCTAGCCGGCTGTGCGGGGTTTCCGTGCGCCCGGTGACGCAAATAACCTTGTGACCGCGCTTAACCGCGTGCTGCACCATAAACCGCCAGAATTCGACGTCGCTGGTAAACGTGCGGTCGAAATCGAGGGCAATAGTTGTCTGGCGAAACGGCGTCGTCATGACGACAAAACTACGCTTTCAGTATGTGCCAAGCGTCGCGCCACACGCTGTCTGGTAGAAAAGAAATTTTGTGACGACAGTATAAAATTTCAGCACCGGGCACGATAAAAAATTGCCGCAATTCTGTGTGCACAAAGATAAAAACGTCAATCTCGTTTTCCGAGTACTGACTTGTTTTGCCGGGTTTTTGACGCCGGAATCGGCAGCTTTTGTGCCGGCGGACTGAAAAACTACACAACCCGTTTGTCGTTTCAGTTTTTACCGCCGTAGATTTTACTTGCACTCGGTTCAATACGTTATTGTGCGCCGCAATTAAATCGTAACCGATATCGAGCAGCGGCACACACGGGACAATTTGATGCTCGTACATTTCGGCAATGACTAGCGAAACGCCACGCGCGCCAATTGCCAAGGACCGCGACCACCTATTCGCCGCCGCGGCTTCTTTTAATGCCGGCATTGTGTCATCCTTAACACGGCGCCGCAGCTGCAATTATTTGATATCGCCAGCTTCGATCATAGCCTCAAAAATATCAAAGGCTTTTTTAGCCCGCATCATGTGCAACTGCTGCAAGCCCAGCAGCACATTAGAAAGCTCGTCGACGTCCACGGTGTCTTCAATAACCGCGTCGGCCAGCAGGCCAATGTCATCTGCCGTGTGCCACGCGTTCATGATCGCCTGCTCTAACTCGAATCTGTCATTAGCCATTTTTTCTCTCCTTAACTGCCTGAGTAGGACTCGAACCTACAACCTCAGCATTAACAGTGCCGCGCACTACCATTGTGCTATCAGGCATTACTGTCGTCGCCGATGATCCAATGCAACAACAAAAGACCCACGATGACGGTTACCGCGTCATTCCACGTCATGTCACACCAGCCGCGACTCAGCCGCGCGATACTGGTGCTTGAGCGTGTCGGCGAGAATGCGCCGCAGCTTTTCACAGTCCTCGTAGCTGTCCTGCAACTGGTCTTCGTAAAAGATTTTGAGGTACGCGGACTCGACCGGCCACGTGCCAGCCAACGCATCCAACTGTGCAATGCGCTTAGCGTAGTTGTTCACGACTTCTTCTTCCAGCTGCACCGAATGCCCCAGCGCGTCTTCCACCTTCGTAAACGACGGGAAATTCTTGCCGCTGGAATTAGGCAGCGCAAAATGCAGGCCGAGCAGGCGGTCCAAAAACGCCTGCACGTGCTCCAACTCGCCCTTGGCCGCGTTCGTGAAGAACTCTTTATATTCTTCTGCGTGCAAACCAGTGATATAGCTGGCGTGATACAAGTAGAACTGCAGGTGCGTCCACTCATTATGCAAATCTTCGTTCATCAACTGCAGAAACTGCGGTAGCGTCAATTGCGACATCATTCTTCCTCCGTGAAAGTGGCTTCAATCTGCGGCGCTGTAAGTTGCAACATAATTAGTTTGACAGAGATCGACTTTTTTTGTCGGAAAGACATGCGAATCCTTTTGCTTAAAGCCATCCGTGCACGCACTCTTAAATTCGTCCATCCAAAGTTTTCGAATTTGAGACCAATTAAACGCAGCAACATTACGTTGCGCCGCGTGTGACATGTACAAATACGTATCGTGATCGTGCTGCAGTTCTTCGATCCGCCGCACAGCCTCCTCGACCAAAGCAGCGGGATCTAGCGGCAGCAGAATGCCCGCGCCGTTAGTAGCCAGCGCCGGAAAAATACCAACCGGAGTACCCAATGTAGGTACGCCAGCGGCCGCTGCTTCGAGCGCCACGTAAGGATTGCCCTCGGTTGTCGAGCAAAACATGACAAGATCAACGCTCTGATACAGTTGATCAGCCGCCAGAAAATGCAGATTCTCGCGCTGATAAAACTCCAGTCCGGTTCGCGCGGCTACTTCTTGCGCTAGATAGCCACGTTTGAGGTCTAAACCGCCGTGATCGCTGCGACTCATGCGCCCAAAATAGCCCAACCGACGAATGCTAGTGCTGGGTTCACGCCGGTAGTTCGCCGTCGTGAGGCCGACAGGCAAAATCACCGGCGTCCGGCTTTTTGTGCACGCCACTGACTCGCGCCAAATGGGCGCTGAGACAGCGGCGTAACCGGCTAACCG